GAAGAGAATTGGGATTATAATGTTGAACCAGCATTAAGGACCATTAAAGAAGTAGAACTTTATGAAATATCGGTTGTTTCAATACCAGCTTATGACGATACGGAAGTATCTTTAGTTCGTAGCAAAGAAATTGGCAAAGAAATAGAACAACGAATGAAAATGATTAAACAAATAAATCAAATCTTGGGGGAAAAGTAAAATGAATAAACAATTATTATTAGCATTACAAAAACGAAGCAATGAAAGATTAGTAGAATTACGTACACAAGTTGAAAATCCTGAATTACGTGCTGAAGACTTACCAGCAATTCAAGAAGAAATTGATGAAATTAACAAGCAATTACAAGACGTTGCTGATGCTTTAGCTAATCTTGAAGATGAGGGTGAAGGTGACGAAGGCGACGAAGAAGGAGAGGAAGGTTCTGGCGATGCTGGCACTGAAGGTTCTGGTGAAGGTGGAGAAGGACGTTCTGGAAATCCAGAAGGGAATGCAGGTGTAAGTCCGGAACAACGTCAAGCAGCGATGGCAGCTATTAAATCAGCATTATCTACTCGTAATGCAAAATCAACTAAAGCGAAGGAAAAAGAAATTCGTTCAGCATTTGCTAACTTTGTTGTTGGTAACATTTCAGAAATGGAAGCACGTGCATTAGGTATCGAAGCAGGTAATGGCTCAGTTACAGTTCCAGAAGTCATTGCTAGTGAAATTATTACTTATGCTCAAGAAGAAAACTTCTTGCGTCGACTTGGCCAAGGTGTAAAAACAACTGGTAATATGAAATATCCAATTTTAGTTAAGAAAGCTACAGCGCAAGGTCATAAGAAAGAACGTACAGGTTCAAATCCAATCCCTGAAACAGATATCGAATTCGATGAAGTATACCTTGAACCTACAGAATTTGATGCATTAGCAACTGTAACGAAAAAATTATTAAAACAATCAGGTTTACCAATTGAACAAATTGTCATGGATGAATTAAAGAAAGCTTATGTTCGTAAAGAAGTCCGTTATATGGTTCATGGTGATGAAACTGATAATGTCAATCCAGGGGCACTAGCTAAAAAAGCAGTAGAGTATAAACCGACAGCAGAAGACGTTGAATTATATGATCAACTTGTTTCAATGAAAAATAGTGTGCCAAAAGTTGTTCGTAAAAAAGCCCGTTGGGTGCTTAATACAGCAGCGATTACAAAAATTGAGAAGATGAAAACTAAAGATGGTTTCCCATTATTAAAACCTTTAGAACAAGCTCAAGATGGTTGTGATTATAAATTGTTAGGCTATCTGGTGGAAGAAGAGGAAGAAATCAGTAAAGAAGGACAAGAAGATACACCTGTTTTCTATTTTGGTGACTTCTCTTCATTCAAAATTCAAGATGTAACTGGTTCATTAGAATTAGAAGTATTAAGAGAATTATTCACTAATACAAACCGAGTAGGATTTAAGCTGTATTCATTACTTGATGCACAACTAATCTACTCGCCATTTGAGCCAACTGTTTATCGTTATGAAGTAAAAGCTACAACTGAAGGTAAATAGGTTATGAATGATTTAATTGAGAAATTAAAATCTCATATTCATTGGGAAGAGGGCATGGATGATTCTTTGCTCTCTTTTTATATTGAGCAAGCAAAGACGTATGTAAAGAATGCGACAGGCAAACAGACCGAGTATTTAATTATTATGGTTGCCGGTCTTATCTATGATTACAGAGTCTCTGAAAAAGAATTAGAACAGGCACTTGATGCTTTAACACCGTTCTTTGTCCAGGAGGTTTATGCCGATGAAGAGAAAGATGAATAAACTCAAATGGATGGGTGAGCTACTTAAATTAGGAGAAACAATTGATCCTGAAACAGACCGTGTTGTGATGGGATATCCGTTAGAACGTAACATTCGTTATAACAATATTGGGGTTACAGCCACTGATAAATTTACAACGAAAGATACGAATGAAATTGTAAAGAAAATTGAAGTCCGTATTGATCGTGACATTGAAAATAACCAAAAGGATTATCGTATAAAAGTTGGTGGCCGTATCTATGATATTGAGCGTATTTATGTGCGTGAAGAAGACCGATTGATGGAGGTGTCACTGTCTTATGCAAATTAGTTTTCAAGAGTTACGAGACATTATGAAGAAGTCAGGCATTCCAGTTTATCGTGATAGTGCACCCACAACAGCAAATTATCCTTACATTGTGTATGAATTTGTGAATGAGCAACAGAAAAGAGCTTCTAATAAAGTTATAAAGGATATGCCACTTTATCAAATTGTAGTTATCACAAATGGAACTGAAAAAGATTATGAGCCGTTAAAGGTTGTTTTTAACGAAGCAGGCGTGTCTTATTCTCAATTTGATGGAATGGATTATGACGAGAACGACGACACTATCACGCAGTTTATAACGTATGTGAGGTGTATCCAATAATGGCTTCAAATAACAATGGTTTTGCTGAAGCTTTAGAAGATATCAATACGCTATTACGTGTGAATAAAAAGGTCGAACTGGATGTATTAGATGAAGCGGCAAAGTATTTTGCTAGTAAATTAAAACCAAAAATTAAAGCATCCAGTAAAAACAAGCGGACACATTTAAGGGATAGCCTAAAGGTTGTTGTGAAAGATGATCGTGTATCTGTGGAATTTAAAGATGAAGCTTGGTATTGGTACTTAGTTGAACATGGCCATAAAAAAGCAAATGGTAAGGGTCGAGTGAAAGGGAAACACTTTGTTCAGAATACCTTTGATGCAGAAGGTGACAAAATTGCTGATATTATGGCACAAAAAATAATAGATAGAATGTGAGGATGATATACATGACAATTGAAAATAAAGAAATTCAATATTCCGTAGGGATTGAAGATTTATATCTGTGCTTGATGAAGGGAAATGAAACTTCTAGTGCACTACCAACTTATGAGGATATCGTTTATAGACAAACGAATATTTCTGATTTAACGATTTCCACTACTTCTACTAATTTTACAAAGTGGGCATCTAACAAAAAAATTATTAACATTGTCAAAAATACAGCGTTTGGATTAGCTTTTAATCTTGCTGGTCTAAATCGTGAAGTAAAAGATAAAATCTTTGCAAAAACACGTAAAAAAGGCGTGTCTTTTGAAACAGCGAAGGCAAAGGCGTATCCAAAGTTTGCAGTAGGTGTTGTATTCCCTTTAAATGATGGAACTAAAATATTACGTTGGTACCCAAAATGTACAGTTGCTCCAGTAGAGGAATCTTGGAAAACACAAGGTGATGAAATGACTGTGGATGACATTGCCTACACAATTACAGCAGATCCATTGTTATTTAATGATGTAACACAAGCTGAATTAGATACAGGTTCTCCTGATGCAACAGGAATCAAAGTTGAAGATTTCCTAAAACAAGTAATTTGTGATGAATCTCAACTAGCGCAGCTAGGTGGAACGACTCAAACAGGTAAATAAGGAGGGTAATTATGGCACGTTTAAGTGATTTAGTAAATGTAAATATAACTAGAAATAGCATTCAGATACAGGGTGTCTCAATCCCTGTTGTTTTTACTTTTGAATCTTTCCCTTATGTGGAAGAAGCGTATGGAACACCCTATCATGAATTTGAAAAAGAAATGAATGATATGTTAGGAAAAGGTCAATTTAGCCTGGGAGAAAATGAAGCGAAATTGATGCGTGCATTAATTTATGCGATGGTACGTAGTGGCGGTACAGAATGTACATTAGCTGAATTGAAAGGTGCCATTCCTATGAATGATTTACCTGATATCTTCATCGTTGTATACGAAATTTTCAGTGGCCAAACTTTCCAAACTTCTGATATGGAGAAGCTGAAGCAAGAAAAAAAGTAAAAAACATACTGACTAAAAACGAGGAATCTCAGTCCGAATTGGACTGGGATTTTTATTTTTATGTCGGTAATACATTGCTTGGTTTAAGTATGGATGACTTTTGGAAAATCACACCGGCACATTTTCTAAAACAGTTCATTATGCATCTCAGATACAACAATCCGGATGCGTTACATGAGCAGAAACCGAAACAAATTTACACGCTAGATCAAACACCATTCCTATAAGAAATGAGGTGAGAAAATGCCTGGGAATAGTAAAGAAAGAAACGTTGTTCTTAATTTTAAAATGGATGGCCAAGTTCAGTATGCAAATACATTGAAACAAATCAATATGGTTATGAATAATGCAGCGAAAGAATATAAAAATCATATTGCAGCAATGGGCCAAGATGCGACGATGACTGATAAACTTCTTGCTGAAAAGAAGAAGCTTGAAATTCAAATGGAAGCAGCCAAGAAACGTACAGCTATGTTACGTGCTGAATATCAAGCTATGTCTAAGGACACAAGTACAACCGCCGAACAACTCAATAAAATGTACGGGAAGTTGCTCGATGCAGAACGTGCTGAAACTTCTCTTGATAATGCAATGAAAAGAGTGAATA